GCAAGAGCATTATAAACATCATTTATGTTATGACCTTTCGGCTTAGCTCCTCCTGACACTGCTCCACCCGTTATATTGCTAAAATTACCTGCTTTAACAGCTTGCACAAAAGGGTCGTTAGCTGGGTCAGGGGTAGTATTCCCTACAAAGTTTTGTTGTTGGGTATAAGCAGATTGCTGCTTACTAGCCATTTTATCATATTCGTCCATTATATCAGTCATTAATAACCTCCATTATAATCATTTAAGTTAGGGAGGTTGCCAGAAAATTGGTTTCCAATCATATTATCGCTCAAATTAGGAGTAAAGCCCGAATCAACAGGTCCTCCTTTATTTCCCATGTAATGATTCGTTCCTCTCATTTTTTGCATTAAGATACCTAGAAGACCTGGATACTCTTCAGTAGGCTCATTATTAAAATTCATAGTTTAGTCCTACTTTAGCTCCGCCATGCTCATCAGTGCCAATAAAAGCGCTTCCTTTTGGGAAATTATACTTTAGCTTACCACCAGGGCCATCAAATGTAAATTTATCACCTTTGCCCCCTTTTTGTAGATAATGCCCTAATAATCCCGTAATTCCAAAGTTATCATAAGAATCTTTAAAATCTTTAGCAACACCAAACCCTTTCTTCATTCTACCTAGAAGACTATCAGGCTTTGCAGAGTAAGGATTATATCTTCCTCTTAAATTTCTATTCATATTTACAGATGGCAGGTTTCTTGCCTCTGTGCCATTAAATACTGTTTTTAAGCTATTCACCTTTCAAAGCCTTTCTCTTTTGTTTCTTTAAATTACGCCTATAAGCCCTTAAATTGGCATTCTGACGCTTCCTTAATTGTTTTCTATGTTTCGCTTTCCTGTTAGGCATTTAGTACATAATATACAACATTATATTACAATTCCAAAAAAATAAAATAAAAAATACTGATAGCCTAGTCTAATTGCTGTTGTTTATCTAATAATTCTGTAATTAGTTAGGTTGAAACTTAGACTAAGTACCTAGCCTTATACCTAGCCTTATACCTACTCTAAGCTTTTAAAAATAATCAAAAAAATAACATATGCAAGAACTTTCTGAATAAATAGACAAATACAGGGCATTTGGAAAAAATATCACGAGAATGGGTGTGTGAGAAATACCCACTGCGCGTCCCGCCCGATTCTACGGCTATAGGGGGTAGTTTTCGTTGAAGCCGTAGTCTCAGGTTCGGGACCACGCGACTGACTACCCACTCACACTTTGCAAGCAAAGTTTGCATTCATTAATACTCTAATGAATTTACAATAACAATAACCGAGACAAGTCTCAGGAGATATTATTATGGATAAATTAATCACGTATGTCAAGTCATGCATTAAAGCTAAGTACCTTGTACCTAACCAATTTGTTGGTCGAGATAGAGGATGTTCCATCCTCAACATCGACACTTCCAAATTTGATTTGGACAAGGCACTGTCGCTTGTACCGCAAGATAAACGCGATGCTGGCGTTACGGTTTTACTCTTTGAAGCAGGCTTCAATGAGAAAACTCGTAAGCCATTCAACGCGAGTATCTTTGTCGGCACACCGAATGCTAAAGACGATTCGCACATAGCTGCCGCTATGGGCAATGTCTAAGCATTAGGCTTAGCGACACTAGCTCCGCACACTTCGTGTGGGGCTAGGCTCTGCGATGTTTTATTTTAAATTGGTAATGGTAATAGCGCGTGTGAGCCCTTTATTTCGCGCGTATCATACACATACAACTAGATGTAGATAAGAGAATACATTAGATAAATAACAGATAAGGAGACATTATATGTCAACAGTTGAAAAGAAGTATTTAGGTGGTTTAGTAGTAACAGTATCTTCTCGCAAGAACCCTAAGCAGGTGAGAGAAGTATATACAGTTAACAGCTTGAAGGAGGCTGTTAAGCTAGCAGTTAAGAGGGCTTGATGTTTAAGCCTTATAAGTTTACACCTGCTTGGAGAAGGCAACAATGGGTTGATTGGGCTAGTTCACGCTGGCCTAATCAGCCTGTGTCTAAATTCAATAAGATGAGTGTAAAACAGCTGATAGCAATATATCATAGTGTTTAAAATTAGGGGAGTGACAAGCATATTTTCTCTAGCGAAGTCTAGGGAATTATGTAAAAGTCTAGAGATAGCATCTCAATCTCCCCTATTTGCAATTTATTTTAAGGTAGAGGTAAATAAGGTGTTAATATCCAAGCCCCGATGTGCGACGGTACGTCTCGGTGATATTTAGTATCAGGATATTTTAATTGGTAATGATGTAAATAGCTTTGACCAAAGGCTTACATCAGCATACTTTCGGTGTTGACTGAACTGACCTCAAATGAGGGTGAAACAGAGTTGTAACTGACTTAAGTATGGCAAGTGTCGAAACTAACTAAATAAGCTCGAAAGAGCAGAGATTTGGTTACGGTGTTAACTTATACTATAGCTTGTTCGGGCTAGTATAAGATATGATAGGAGCGTGGTGCTCTTTGTTAATGTGTTAGCGAGCGCAAGCAAGCATCAGACAAGTGATGACAATCACTATTGTATACGTCGTGAGGAGAAATCCCACTAGAACTAGACATTTTGAAGGTAATCTCAAATCCTTCACCAAGCACCTTTGTTTTAAAAAGACAACGTTGTTGTTTTAGTTAATTAAATCATTGGTAAATAACTTCAAGAAACAGATAAGGAGATGTGTTATGATAAAAGGATTTTTAAAAGATTTAAAGGTTAGTGAAGGTTTTATGGCTCAAATATTCTCTAATATGATGGATGATAGGGATATATTTGAAGCTGAAGAGTGGGTTGAAAGGTACAATTCATTCATTACTCTTGTTGTTGATAAGCTCTTTGAAATGAAGGGTGTAGAAATGACAAAGGATGAACGAATTGAGTATCTTGCATTGTTTTCTCATTCAATTTATACCAAAGAGTATGATGAGGGTATAAATAGCATGGGAGACACTGCAGAGGCTTGATTATAGGGGCTGAATGGTTTTCGACTATTCTAAGACTCGAAAGAGTATTATAGTAGGACGTGGGTTCGATTCCCACCAGCTCCACTTAATGCGGGTGGGTAGAATGGTTCACATACGCTTGGCTCATAACCAAGAGATAGCAGGTTCGACTCCTGTCCCCGCAACCAATTAAAGAGAGAGACGAGGCAGGAGTATGCTGATTGCAATAAAAGTAATCTTTAGACTATGGAGTAATTCCACAATGTACATTGGTCTTCAAACAGCTCGTCGGAGGAAAATTGATAGTACGGTCAATTAGTGTAGTCTCTCTCTTTACTAATTAAAATGAGGTAAATATGACAGTAATGATAAGCTTATTGGCGTTATTTATAATCTTATGGCTAATATTAAAGCCATTCATTCTATTATTAATAGAAAAGGAGAACGATAAGTATGACAAAAACAATAATGACTAAAAGAAGAAAACAGCTTATGCAAGAACATAAAGCTACTCTTGTAGATATGGTTTATTTATTAGAGCATAAATTAGGTAAAGCTGTCGAAGAAGTACAGTTTTTAAATAATGAGATGTTATTATGTAGCGAGTCTAACATTAAAGCTCAAGAAGATTTAGACGATAAAGAAGATGATAGTAAAGTAGCAAATAGAGCGATGAAAGATATTGAAAAACAGCTTGACAAAGCTTGGGAAGGCAATATAACATCGGAGAACTTTGTAGATACAGTAACCCAAATATTCACAGGAGACTATTATGACAAAGATAAAAAACAGTCAAGTAAAGTTGACTGATGAAGAGTATAGTGCTTGGTTAGAATATATGGCAACTCAATGCTATGGCTGTGCTACGCAAAGATATGGATGCGAGCACGATAGTGTTGATGAAAGTGATGAATATCCAGAATGGTGGGAGGAAGTATGAAGAAAATAATGGTAAAGTACACTCTTGAGATACCTGAAGACAAGTTTGAGAAAATATGTAGACTTGGACAATGTGGTAAAAGAGAGTTAGAGACAAACATAAAGAAGATGGCAGAAGTAACTGGTAGGCATAGAGTCTATGAGTTTGCAGATGACATGTTACAATTAAACAAAAAGGAGGATTCATGAAGAATCTGAAATTATCATACATCTTATTCGGTGTATTTATTTTAACTATAGTATCGGTACTAATCTTCGGTAAGAAAGATAGTGGACAGACTAATATGGAAGTCTTATCATTCCCTAACCCTGAAGAGGTAAAGGAAGAAGTCAAGGCTAAAGTAGAAGAAGCTAAAGAAGAGATTACTACTACTATAGAAACTAAAGTAGAAGAGATAGAAAATAGGATAATCGAAGCATTACCTAGTCTAGATATTCCTGCTTTAAAAGAAGAAGTACCAGTTGAAGAAGCTCCCGTAAAGGTAGAGGCACCAGCTGAAGTAGTTCCAGTTGAAGAGGCTCCTGTAGAAGAAATAGAAGGAGAATCTAATGGCGACTAAAAAGACAGCCAAGACTCTAAAAGATAAATCTTCTGATTTAAAGAAGACTTATGAAAGAGTATGTAGAAGAGGCAAAAGACAGCAGACTAAGACAAGAGGATTTAGAGTACCATTCTATATAATAAAGCAATGTTTCTTTGCTATGTGCATAGTATCATTGATAATATGGATGTACTTACATTTATTCATTTAAACCAAAAGGAGACCATACGTATGGCAAATTCAAACCCTGAGATTAATCTCTCATCTTACAAAAATGGTAATATTCTTACTAAATCTTCAGCACATGGAACACTAGGCGATGTATTAACATCAGAAGGTATTGCAATGACTGAAGCATCTATTGACATCTATGATGTTAATGGACAAGACAAACCTGCTAGACCTGGAACAGTATTAGCACAAGGTGATACTGTACAGATAGTTAGGAAGTCTAATAAGTCTGGTATTGTATCGTAACACGACATAGCGTCTAGCGCCAAAGCTACCTAGTAGCAGAGCCCAAGACCACTACTCGTAAGTTAATGTGAGCAATTGAAGAAAGGCGAGTTATTAACACACAAGTAGCTTAATAACTTGCCTTTTTTCTTAAGATAAGGAAATGAGAAATGGAATATACATTCGATAACATAGGCGATATAGTAGAAAACAATAGTATAAAGAACTATAGCTGTGTAGTAGAAGAAAATCCATTACCAATCCTTCAACATGTCTTTGATGAAATGAAGAAAGAATATATTAGTTCAAGAAATGCAACTACTGATGTATTCTTAGAAGATTATGGTGAAGAAGAAGGTATGGAAATAATGAATAATAGGTATCCAAAGCCTGTAAATATTGACGAACTGGCAAATCAGGCTAAAATAATAGCAAATAAGTATGAAATATGTGGAACAACTCTAGTGGGCACTAGGCCTGGGTTTATCGTAAAGATACCAAATGTAAGAGTACGTGTTCGAACATATTGCAATTTAGGAGACTATTATTGTTGGATACAAAAGTATGGTATAGATAAGTTTGTTCTTAGGATTTATCAAGCTATGCCTAATGAAGAAGGCTACCTTATATTTGGTGGGTCAACATATCCCCACCCTCATATAGCAGGTAATAGCCCTTGTTTAGGTAGTTTTGATGCTGTCATAAGAAACTGTGCTGGTCATTTTAATATGGTAGGTGTATTAAGTAACATAAAAACCTATTTAAATTCATATTATGGAAGAAGTGTATACTTAAGACATAGTGAGTTTAGACCTATGAAAGTACAAACACTGCCTATAGAGTTATTAAAGGAATATCCTGCAGTTACTCTTAATTGGGCTAGTTATTATGAGTATGCTTTCCAAGATGAGCCAGGACTTAGACCTTTAAATAGTGATGATGAGGGTTACAGATTAGCCAGTAAAAGTTTTGATGAAAACTGGTATAATCAAAGAGAGGTTAAAGAAGTTAGACCTCATGATTCTCATTATTATCCAAATACATATGGATGGCCATCAGATTGTCAGGCATATTATGGGGATATACTTCATAAGGTAAGGTTAATAGAGCATAAGTTTGATATTGATTTTTATCAAGCATATGCACTATTCATGACTCATGCTTCACTAGTTGGTGGTTCTCCGATTACTTTCGGTCGTAAGTATGCCGAATATCAAGAATCTTGGGATGAAATAAGGTCTATTTGTATAGATATGCAAGGGCTTACATTCAAGATAGGATATGGTAGTCCAATGACAATAAATCCTGATGAATCATTAAATGGTGCAGGAGCATTAGAGACTAGAGCAATGGAAATATATAGACTGATGTTTCCAGGTGACAATGAAGCTGTATATAAACTAAAGAATATGCGATGTAACGACTTTTGGAAATATGTTGATAATTTCAATAGCATAGAAGAATTTCTTATACCTCAAGATGATTATGATGAGAGAAAGAAAGAAGTTATTGCTAGTATTGGTATTTTATACCCAGAAGTTATGGCATATAAGGACGCTTTTAGTAGAAAGTTGTTAATCAAAATAGATAAACATAGGAGGTTAATCCAAAATGGACTTAAACATACCCAACCAACTCCAGAATCAAATCAACTATCTTTTGACACGCTTCCCCAAGACTGAATGGTCAGGACCAGCGTGGTATAAGTTAGAAGAAGATGAATGGAATTTAGTATATTTTATACCGATAGATTTAGGTAGTCATAGTGCTACAGAATTTGAAGGTAAAGACTTACTAAAAGTAATGAAAGAAGTACAGAAGACAGTAGATATAACAGGCTGTCATCAAGGTATCATACACTCTCACCACAGTATGGGAGCGTTTCACAGCGGAACAGATGATACAGAGCTAAAAGATGGTGCAAACAGAGTAGGATACCCATCTTTAGTAGTAGCTCATACAGGTGCAACACACGCCTTTAAATGGTCATATGAAGACCAATTTGGAGAAGTGCATTTAGTAGATGGTGAAGTATGTGTAGAGGCACAAGAGTTTGAACCATTAGAAGAATGGGTTAAACAAGCTGATAAAATACACAAAGCATCTACTAAGAAACCTAAAATCAAGACTATGACTTATTATAACGGTAATCAGGCAAATCTATGGAATAACAATACTGATGGCTCTTATATTAGATATAATGGATATGGTCATGTCATGAATAATCAAATAGATGAAGAGCAGGTTAAATATAATGAAGAGTATGAAAAAATGCAACGAGCTAAAGAATCATTTCAAGAAGGCACTCTTAGTGAGAAGAAACTAAAGAGAGCTGAAAAGAAGTGGGAAAAGTTCGAGAGCGAATACTACGGAGTTATATAATGCTTAGGTATCTTAGAAATAAAGACCTCATTAAACAATCTTTACTTGATGAAGTAACTATAATAGGGGCTGGTGGAATAGCATCAGCCCTTGTTACTATATTAGCTCAAATGGGATTTAAAAAGTTCCAAATTTGGGATGATGATAAACTGGAAGAACATAACTTAAGCACAACAGCCTATCCTGAAGCATTTTTAGGAGGACATAAGGTTGAATGTGCTGCCAAAATGATACATATGTACGATAAGAATATTGATGTAAATATGTGTATTAAAAGATGGGAACCAGGATGTTATTTATCTGATATAGTACTATTAACACCAGATAACATGGAGACAAGGTTAGATGTCCATATGGATTGGAAGAGAAATACTAATAGAAGAGCTCTAATCGATATGCGTATGGGTGCACTAACCATGGAAGTTATTTCAGTAGAAAAAGATAATGATAACTTTGGCAAAACTTGGCAACCAAGTGACCAAATATCAGATGAGGCATGTACTGCTAAGCATACAATATTTACTGCAAATGTTGTAGCGGGACTAGGAGCAAGTCAATTATTTAATGTCTTGCATAATAGGTCGTACTGGCAGTATATTAGGCAGTCGTTGGCACCCTTATCCTTTGGTAGGGAGTACCCAATTAATAAAATAAATAACGAGGTAAAAGATGGCTTTGAAAAAAACCAAAAGAAAGATAGTGTCTCTAAACCCCTCAATACTGCTCTTGTACGGACCACCCAAGGTCGGCAAGACAACTATGTTGAGTAAACTAGATGACTGTCTTATCATAGACACTGAAAAAGGGTCTAAAATGGTTGAAGCATATGTAGCCGATGTTACTAATAGAGCTGAGCTAATAAGCTTAGTAAAAGAAGCTAAAGAAGGTCACGAGTATACTTATTTTGCTATCGATACTATTGATAAAGTAGTAGAGTGGGCAGAAAGGGCAGTATGTCAAGAGTATGAGGTGGCCTCTATAGCTGATTTATCTTTTGGTAAGGGCTATGCTTTAACTAGAGAAAAAGTAATGAATACCATCAAAGCTTTTGCTGATTGTGTTGACCATTTAATATTAATAGGTCACCGCAAAGTAGCAAGAGCTATTCTAGATGGTAAACCAATAGTAGAACCTGAGAGTTTAGATATCACAGGTAAATTAAAATCCATGATTATGTCAGATTGCGATGCGATAGGTTACGTCCACAGAGATGAGGAAGATAAACTTATGGTTTCCTTTAAAGCGAGTGAAGCTGTTGAAGCTGGGAGTAGATGCACTCACTTAAAAGGCGAAGTGATAGACTTTGATTGGGCTAAAATATATAAGAAAGGAGATAAAGATGGCGCTAGTAAGACCAAAAAGTAGTAGTGGCGATAAGACGAATTTCTATGGAGTTTGTGAAATCGCTTTGTTAAGTGTAACAGATAAGAGTGACCAATTCGGCTGGGCTGATGTTTACCTAGATGTTGAAATTAAACAGAAAGGTAGTGATTATACTAAATCACTAAGGATATGTGGCTCATTTGAAAAAGACCCTGATGGAACAGTTTCAGGCGGTTCTGTATTGAATCGTTTGTATAACTTCCTAGATTGTATCGGCTGTAAGGCTGGTATTAATGCAAAGGGTGGATGGGAACAAGAAGATGGTCAAAATATAGATGACATTGCATCATTCCTTTCTCAAGGATACTGCGGAAGCTCTGAACCAACTAGCTTTCCTTATTTAGCCTATGTTTATAAGGAAAAACCTAAGAAGCAAGGAGATAAAGTGTATGCTAGAGTCCATCACAAAATCTATCCAAATGAAGAAGCAAATACTAAGAAACTATTAGACGATGTAAATTGGCTAAAAGGTAGAGGGTATTTGAAAGAAGCTAGTCCTGAAGAACTAGACGCTGTGCGTCCAGTAACATCAAATGGCATGGGTGACCCTACAAAAGGTCTTCCATCAGATGCATTCGATAACTTATAATGGACTACATTGAGATAGCACAAGGGAGCCCTCGTAACAGGGGCTTCCTTATTCTCAAAAAGGATTTAATCAAGTATATTAATCCTGAAGAGCCGTTATATAGGTCTGTTTATCTTTATGATAAAGAAGCTGTAGAATATGCTAAAAGTGGTGGTTTAAAGAACTATTTTGGCAAAAGAGGAGTCGATAATATAATACTAGACATCGATAAATCAAACAATACAGATGAATTTACTAGAGATAAGGCAATATCAATAGTGTTAGAGTTAGAAGGGTATGGTTTAGATGAAAATGCCATACAATGTTTCTTCTCTGGTAGCGGATATCATATATCAATACCTAATGCTGCATTCGGGTTTGTTCCGTCTGACAACATATGGTATCAAGTTAAAAACACTATGTTAAAGCTTTTTCCAAAGATAGACAGTAGTATATATATGCGAACAGGTATCTACAGGGTTGCTCACACAATAAATAAAAAGACGGACTTGTATAAGATTCCGATTACAATAAGCGAGCTTACGAATTTAGATATTAGTATACAGGATTTAGCCAAAGAACCTAGATTTGATTATCCGTACACTGAAAGACTAGCAGATGGAGAACTATCAGGCGCTATAGTAACTAATGTTACTAAAGTAAATGCCTCAAGGAAGGTAACCGAACCTACCGATATAGTTCCCTGTGTACAAAAGATGTTAAATCTTGGACCACAAGAAGGAAACAGAAATCAAACATTAATGAGAATAGCATCTCATTGCGCAAGACACGGAATACCGTCTCAATTTGCAAAAGCAATGATATTGCATTGGAATAATCGTAGTTTAAATGAGAATGAAGTCATAGAAAAGATAGAGTATACATATAACAGAGGTTATAAGTATGGATGTCAAGATACAATAATGGCTGACCATTGTCAAACTAGATGCGTTTACTTCAAGAAGAAAGACTATTTAATTGATGTTAAGAATGCTGAAGAGTTACAAAAAGACTTAGAGTTTCGTTTAGAAACTGATTTTAGTGGTAAAACTATAGACATAGCAGGTATGTTAGGACTGCATAATGTAGATTGTGAGATATACCCAGGAGAACTAGTTACAATATTTGGACCTACGGGTTCAGGCAAAACAACTTTTGCACAAAACTTAGTCCTAGGGGTAGATTTCGATAACGATTGTATTATACAGGATAAACAAATTCCTTGTCTATATTTATCATTAGAGTTGTCAGCTTGGTATATGCATAGAAGAAATATGCAAGTAGTAAGTGGCCTAAGTAAACAGCAAGTAAACGATAGGTATAAGACCTTATATGGAACGTATAAAGAGAGATTAAGTCACTTAGTCATACAAACTGTTGCGCCTAATCTAGAGCAGATACAGAATAAAATACGAGAATTACAACCAGCAGTTGTAGTTGTTGACTATATTGATTTAATATCTACAACTTCTAAATATATGGGTGAATACGAACAAGTTAGACAAGTATCACATTATTTATCTAATCTTGCTGTAAACATGGATATCATAATAATACAGATAAGCCAGGTGAGTAGGGAATATAGCCGAAACGAGGCATTAGATTTGTACGCTGGAAAAGGTTCAGGTGCAATAGAGAATGCCAGTCGTAAAGTTATCGGGCTAAACGGTCAAGCTAATTGTAATAAAAAATCAGTACATATGTATAAGAATACAGATGGAGAATTATTTGATACTGAGCTTGAGTGGCAGCCTTCATTCAGATTAAGGAGAGTTAAATGATACTTAAAATAATCAACTTACCAAAATTGAAATTTCTATATTTCTTTAACTTTATAGGACTCGGATTTGCTAATCTAAGCGATTCCGATGGAGATGGTTTAAAGTTTCTGATAAATATATGGAAATTTGAATTAGGCTTTTACTTAGCATGGAGGACAAAACAACATGTCGACTATGAGAAACAAAACGAGAGCGGTTTTAGCGCATCTGCTTAGTGGCAGAAAACTAACACCCTCAGAAGCATATGAAAGGTTCAGGACAATGAGATTAGGAGCTATAATATTTAATCTCAAGAGAGAAGGTGAAGCCAACGGTGAATGGGATATAGTAAATGAAAATCCTAAAAGTAAGCATGGCCTTTATCGTCTAATCAAAACTGGAAATGCGAAGTAGAAGAAAGAAAATCGATTGGGAGGGGCTTTATATGAAGAAGCTCCTTCCAATTCATAAAAATCATTCTAAGAAGATTTATCATAGGATGATGAAGAAATCGTCGACTCTAAAGTCGTCATTAAAAAGAAGGAGTAGAGAGTATGAAGTCGAATTTAAAATATCGCTTACAGAAGTTAGACAATTACTTTATAAATCTTATGGGAAGCCGTGTATATATTGCAACCAGACTCTTGTGGTCGGGAATATGGCTTGTGACCACATTATTCCTCTTAGTATGGGTGGTGGTTCAATTGTGTCTAACCTTCACATAGTATGTGGAAGATGTAATACAAGAAAAGGACCATTGACTCATAAAGATTATAAAGATTTATTAAAAAGTCTTGACAAACTATCTGAAGATGTTGTAAAGTATGTGCTCAGAAAATTAGCAAAATCAGAAATGTTTTAAATTTGGGAAGTAGCTAAAC